ATCGTCGTATGTCAAATCACGACCCGTCTGGGGTTCGTACCTGAATCCGGCATCAATTCGCGTTGCAATGGCTTCATACGCAGAAACACCAGCAAACTCATAGGCATTTTCTTCAAGAGCTTCTTTAAACTCGGAATCCATGGACTCAATGATTTTTGAGTAATGCTCGAAGCGATGGTTCAAATAGATATTCTTGAACCTGAACTTTGCTGCCGCTTCTGACTGCAGAAAGAAAAACAGGTGCCTTTTGGAACGTTGCTTCAGCCATGTAATTTTAAAATCTGTCGTCTGCGGAAGCGTCCAACCGGTATCCCTCTGGGCCTGGGCGATGGCATTCGTAAAGTCATCGTCTTCCAACTTGGAAGCGAGGCCCTTCAATTCCTGCTGCAACAAAGTTTTCAACTCATCGCTGGTCATCGCTTAATCCTTGGAACATCCTATGGATTTTGGAAGAAAACTGCTTGCTAGGTTTGTTCTTTCCTTTACGCCACTTGCTCACGGTTACGGCAGATGTACCAAGAGCCTTTGCAAGCTTTCTCATTGACGAATAATGTGTGATAAGCCGCTCCAGCTCATCAATGATGGTCAGTTTCTCGGGCGCCTGATCTTTTGTTTCGAATTCTTCTTCAATCTTCTCAGCGTCGGCTATTTGCAGATTTGCATTCTCGAATACGTTTTCAGGCACCGGGCTTTCGATCTCGGTTTTTGGTTCAACCGCAACATTTGGTTTCTCGGTTGCGATAACTCTGACAGTCGGTCTTCCGATGTCATGCTCTTTCATTATATCTGATGGAATCGGGGCAACGGTGCTGTCAAACACCGTGCCCTTTTTCCACAGCTTTGATGCTTTTAAATTCACCAGTAATTCGATTTTCATCGATTGCCTCCCCTGTTAAACGGGTTCTATTTCAACGGCTATGACGAAGTTACGCATTTCCGTATCCGGAGTAACCCGAGTGAGCGCCATGTCAAACGAGAGGACATCACCAGGGGAACCGTCGTTTGCATCTCCGTCAATGACCGCCTGAGTGACGCCGGTATCAACGGCAACCTTGGTTGTTTTTGTGGTGCTGGCTTCACCACTGACGTGGGCAATGATGGGCTGTGTTGTCAAACACGTAGTCCCGTTGATTTTGGCATCCGCAGTAACGGAAAGGTCGTCAGTGTCGTCCTTTCCGCTCCCTTCTAAGGAAATCCATACCCTAGATACTTTCCCGGCGAAATTAAACACACCTATAGGAGCCCCGGACACATTGGTTGTCAATTCTCCGGAAACCAACGCCACCATCGGTGAAGGGTCATTTGCCCCCAGCTGCTTCAAAAACGAAGGGCTGGGGAACGGGCCTTGTCTCTGTTCCATTCAGATCACCCCCTTACGCCACTGTCAGCTGGTAAATGGCATCCTCATGGTAAAGGACCGGCAAACCTTTGTCTTCGACACGGACAAAAATACCGTCAGGGTCTTTGACCATCCAACGGTCAATCTGTTGGCCCCATCGCCTATCAAGCTCATGGGGGGCTTTCATGAATTCCGCAATCCGAGCACCTTCTACGCTGCTGGCCCACATGACAAACTTGTCCGTGGGAATGAATTTGCGGGTCATGTAAACAAGGTCTTCCGTCGCCTTGTAAGATGACGAAAGGGTTCCGGTTGCCGTAATGGTTCCAGACGATGCCGAAACAGCCGTAATGGTGAGCGTTTCCCAGGTTTTCGCGGAAACATCCAAGACGGTCAACGTTCCACCAACCTCGAAGTCGATGGTGGAGTCCACGTAAACGGTATGGGGACCGGCGCCGGCACTCAATGCCGTGGTCAGATAGGCCCTGATCTGGTAGGCCTCATCGTAGACCCACAGGTTGGCGATACCAAGAAGACTACCCAGGACCTGTGTCGGGTTCCTGAACAAATCACCGCTTCCAAACCCGGATTTCTGCAGCAGG